CCACCCGTACCTTTAAAGTTGAAATATAACTGAGCACAACCATTAGCGCCGTTGGCAGCATTTGGCAGGGTCATTAAAGATCCGGCCTGCTGATCGCGTGGGTATCCATACGATTGTGTCGCCTCTCCGTTATAAGGTTGCTTAAAAAAACCGGGTCTTTGGAAATAATACTCCCAGTTAATAGATCCGGTTATAGCAGAAGCCGGAGCGCGAGCAACCTGCATGTTTTCCCACGTTGCTGCAATATCAGTAGGTTTAAACGTTGTGGCTGTAACCTCGCCATTATCGGAAAAGATGCTCTTAATAAAATTGATAATCTTGAGCCAGCTTGGTCCGCTAAAAGTCGAGCCATCTTTGAGAGTGACCGTGATATCGTCGCTGGCGCTGAAAACCTGTTGCCAGTTTGTCTTGTCGAGGTTAAGACCACGTAATGCTTCTGCAGTCTGTGAGGCAAGGGCCGCAGTAATTAAGCTTTGTGCTTCCTGCGGAACGGCAAACCAGGTGACACCGCTCTGGGTTGGTCCTGTGTAATTACTAACAAGCGTCAGTTGAGTGTTATTTGTAATTGCTTTAACGGGCAGTGTATAAGGAGTTCCACCAACTTTAACAACGATGAGATCGCCAGCTTTCAATTCCGTTGTGAATGATGTTCCATTACCAGTAACCGCTGCTGATTTATTTGTTAGCGTAAGAGTACCTGCAGACATGACTGTCTCCTGAAATAAAAAAACCCGCCGAAGCGGGGTCAGAGTGTCGGGAATGTGGCGTAGGGTATCCTGAAGCCGCGCGAAAACAGGGGAAGCGTCCGGTAATTCGGTGTGTTCTGGTTGATATATCTCAGCGAGAAGTAACCGGAGTATTGCTTTATGGCGATACCAAGATTTCCGCCTACGCCCTCTTGATCCTCAGACAGCATCCCCGGAAACATATCTGTCGGCAGAAAAGGCGTACCGGTAACGGGGACTGAAAGGGTGTTGTTTTGCAGGTCATAACCTGCCGGAACTTCAATGAAACCTGTGATTCGTGGCGTGCTCTGCGCAGATATTGCAGACCATATAAGGCTTCCGGAACTGTTAAAAACATCGAGATATCCGCTCTGAACAGCAACGTCAAGACGTGTAAAAGCCAGATCGACTTTTCCCGGCGTGTATGAGTGGATGCCAGGCATTCCCCACCCCCCCACCGCGAAACGACACCAGACTATTTGCCCTGGCTGATGCCAGTCAACGAAGGTATTTCCGACTGTTTCATAAGCATCCCTTAACACGTTAAGATTTCCTATGCCCGGAATATCCATGTCAAAATAGCCGATATCCCAGCGGGGCGATGTGATTCGGCGCTGCAGTCGCGGCGAGGTGAAATCACTGTTTACCGTAATGGCGCCCTCATTATTTCTTATTTCAAATCCGCTCATAAAAAGCTCATATAAAGCTGTAAATATCGACAGGACCGCTTTCCGGCGAAAAACCAAGCGCAAAATTAAGCGTTACCCCACCGTCGTAGCAGGAAACGATCGACTGTCTGTCACCATATGGCGCGGTAAACACAGCGAACGAACCTGCGGCTGTTACCCCTGCAACAGGAATGTTTACCTGTGTCACAGCGCCTCCCACCTTATTGAACTGAACGCGGGCGACATGCCTCAGCATATAGTCGCCCAGATCAACAATAAGCTTTCCGCTGGCATCCCAGCACTGTAGTCCGGACATCAGAAGAGCCCCATTCTCACGCGCAGGACATTATTGGCGTCCCAGATTTGCACAATGTTATTGGTAATTAACATGCGACCATTTCCACCGCTGCCGTTAAGCTCGAAGTTTCCGTTTTTGTCCAGGCGCCAGCCAGTGCGACCTGCCACATAGTTCGTGGACTGTATGAATGCGCCAATTTTGGCACTGGTAATGGTGCCATCCTGAATAAAGGCAGAGTTCATAAACACCTGCCCGCCCACCACAGCAAATGGCGAGAACTGGCTGGCACCGCTGCCGGTGGTCAGCACAAACTGATCGGCATTAAACGCAACACGCGTTACAACTGGCTGCCCGGCCTGCGCCAGTACCGCGATGCTCATACCTGCGCTGTAATAGTCGCCGTTAATCCGCACGCCTGCTTTCAGCGTATGAATGGCTGTCGCCCCACTGGCATCCACCACGGCGGTTAGCTTGTCTTCCAGCGCGGCCGTGACACTGCCTATCTGCGCCTGGACCTGAGTGCTCATTTCCGCCAGAGCCTTATCAACGTCGGCGATAGTGGTTTTCACCACCAGAATATCGGCGCGCACTTCACCATACTGCTTCCACTGATGATCGACCGTGGCGTTGTTCGCCAGTGCGTTCTGCATCACCGCCTCGATGTTAGTGTCGATTTGCTGCTGCAGCGCCTGACCGTCGGCACTGGTGAGAAAATCCCCGGTAATATCACCCAGGTAATCCTCCGCGATGTCGTTCGCCATGCCCCGCACCCAGCCGGTCCATGCTGACTGGTTCCCGATGCGGTCCACCAGCCGTGCGCGGTACCAGAAAATCTGCCCCGCACGCAGGCCAAGCTGCGTGTAACTGTGCGCCGGATACGGCACATCCGAAAGCAGCAGCGCGTCGCTACCGTCGCTCGCGGCGGCATACTGAATTTCGGTCATCAGCGTATCGTCAGCACCGTCAGGGAAGTTCCAGTCAAGCTGGATGCCCCAGTTAATCGGCGTGGTGCGGAAGTTCAGCGGTACCGGCGGCTGCCCCACCTTGCCGGTCAGCGTCACTTCCACGCTGGTCTGCCAGACCGAGGCGACATCGCTGGCGTTTACGGCGCTGACGCGCGCCATGTACCGCCCGGCATAAATGCCCAGCACCTCAAAGCCGAGCGAGCTTGTGCGCGGCACATTCACCCAGTCGCCGTTATCCTTGCGCCACTGGCATTCATACGTCACCGCGCCGGGTGCCGCGGGCCAGGCGACACGCAGGGTTTCCACGCTGAGACCCTGCACCACGCGGCTGTAACTGCTGAGGGTCACGGAGGCTGGCGGTGCCTGCACGCCCGGTGGAATGGCTGATACCGGACGCTCATCGAGCCGCGCGCCGGAATCGATGGCGGCATATTTATCCGGGTTGTGCTGCACGGCGCTGATGGTCCAGGTGCCGTCGTTATTGTCTTCAACGGACGTGACGCGGTACTGCTGGATTGCCACATCCTGCGCATCCACCGACCAGACCGCCTCGCGCTCCGGCGTTTCGCTGAATACCGCAGATACCGTGACGTTTCGGCCGCTGACCGCCTGAAGGGTACGGGCCTGTGATTTGCCGGACGGCAGGTTGACGATAAGCCTGTCGCCCGCTTTTGCATCCGGCGCCCGGTCGAGCGTCAGCGCGCGACCGTTCACCTGACTGATACGCCCGCCCATCACCCGCCCCGACAGATACTGATCCGCCACGCCGATGATATGGCCCGGCAGCGGGATCATGCCTTCCAGCCCAGTGGTGAAACTCACCATCCGGTCTTTAGCATTTGTCAGCAGCGCCCAGCGGCCGCGGCGGTTGGCCTCGGTACGCCGCGTGCAGCCGATGGCGGATATCTGCGTCTGGCGCACGCCGTAGCGCCGCACCAGATCAGGCTCCATCACCGCTTCCACTTCATCGGTGTAATGGTTCTCCGGGTTTGACCAGCTCACCATCGCCGTTGAATAACGGTTCTTCTCGCTGCCGCTGGCGTAGGAGAATTTGCCGTCAATAACGTTGGCGCGGGTGTAGACATACGTCATATCGCGCGGCATATCCGCCAGCGCGGCCAGCTGATTACCGGCCCAGTATGTCATGCCGCGGAAGATGCTCGCCAGGTCGCGCAGCACCGTAAACGCCTCGTTCTGGCTCTGGATATACACGTCGCAGAGAAAACGTGGCTCAGTACCGCTGCCGCCGGTACCGTCCGGCACGGGCTGATCGCAGTGCTGCGCGATGCGGTAGAGTTCCCACTTGTCCACCTGCGTCGCATCCAGCCGGTCTCCGATCCCGAAACGGTCACTTAGCACCAGGTCGTAAAACACCCATGCGGGATTATTGCTCCAGGCCCATTTAAACGAGCCGTCCCAGGTGCCGGAATAGGTGCGCGCCACCGGATCGTATGTCGTGGGCACGCGGATTTGCCGCCCGCGGGCGCGTACGCTGATTTGCGGAATATTGCTGAACTGCTTCGCGTTGAACGACACAAAGAGCAGCGCGGTGTTCGGGTAGCGCAGCTTTGCATCGATGATTTCGGAATACGCTTCGATGTTCGTCGTATCCACGATGCGGCTGGAGGTGCTGTCCGCCGTCGTCCGGCTCACACGAAGCTGCCAGCCGGTCCGGGCAGGCGGAAGGTCAATGCGATGGCTGCGCTCATAGAGGGAGGTGGTTTTACCGTCGAACGCGCTGTTCAGCACTGCGACATACCCGCCGCCGTCTGTGGACAGTTCAATTTTGTATTCAACGCGGTAGCCCACCACATCCCCGTTGTCCTTCATGCGCTGCAGTGAAGGCACACCGAGACGCACCCGGACCGCAGAGAGCTGCGTATTGCTGATGGCACGCGTCCACGGCTGTGTGGCTTTAAGCTGAGTGTTAACGGTGATTTCATTTTCCACCGACGGTATGCCGGGAATGTAATCCTGCGTCTGGGTACCCGGACGAAATTCCCATTTCACATCGGGAAAATTAAGCGTGCCGTCGGCGCTGCGGATCGGGGTACCGTCGAGGAAAATATCTTTATCCGTCAGGCCGCCGGCGAACTCCCCCTCGCCCAGCGCCAGCAGTATTTTGGCCGTCGCGATCGACTGTAATGAATCAGGAGACTCCCGCGGCGTGCGTGAATTACCACCGCCACCCTTTTTACCGGTTATTTTTTCCATACTGCGCCCATAAAAAAAGCGCCCGCAGGCGCCATTATCAGACCGGTTCTCACTGGTCGTTGGTGTAGATGCCGGCAGAGACAATCGCACCGCCGATTTCGCGCTCGCCATACAGGAGCCCGACGGGGTTACCCATTGCCGTGGTATTCACGGGCCCACCGAACGCATAGCTCGGCGCGTTATCGGGGTCCTGACGCGATGCCAGCCCGCCGGGCTGCGGTGACAGCATCTGCACCACGCCGCCAATCATCATCGAACCGCCCATAAGGCCAATACTCATCGCCGTGCTGCCTGCGATGGCACCGATACCCACGGGGCCAAGAGCAAGCGCTCCCACCACCAGCACGGCACCAAGAATGGTCTGCAGCACACCGCCACGCTTGCTTCCGGAAATCACCGGCGCGATGCGGATATCCTCTTCGCCGCTGTTATGCTTCAGCTCGTCCTGGCCGATGTTCTTTTTCCCCCGGAACACGGCAAAGCGCAGGCCGCGCAGGTGCGCCGTCTGCATGTACTGCTCAAAACCCGGAAGAATGACCGACAGCGCGCGGCAGGCTTCTGCAGGGCTGGCAATCACCAGCCGGTGCACCCGGCCGAACCGCGCGCCAAGCGCGCCGTACAGCCGCACCGTTTTCAGTTCGTTCATGGCAGATCCTTGTGTCTGACTATTTTAATCGTACGCTCGCGCAGATAGCCGCCGTAAGGCGTTGCGCAGGAGAGCTGGCCGTACAGATGATGCAGCAGCTGGTTACCTTCCAGCAGAATACCGGCATGATTCACCACCGGCGCGGATACCTGCATCAGCACCATGTCGCCGGGGCGCGGCTCTGTGACCTCGCGGAACCCCTCGGCATACCAGTTATCCATATAGAGATTCTCGCCCCGCTCCCACCACGGATAATCCACGCTGTAGTTGCGAAGCGTTACGCCCTGCTGCCGGTGCCAGTCCATCACCAGCGACCAGCAGTCGGCATAACCCAGCTCAAAGGCGCGTCCTTCCAGTGGCCGTTCGCCGCGGGGCTCGATGGTGCGCAGGTCGCCTTCCGGCCACGACACGATTACCCAGGGGATGCCGTGAGCATCGCACTGCAGTTGGTCAAGCTCGCTCGGCTGGGTGGTGGCGCCGTCGCCAGGGTGGGAATGCACAATGGCAGTAACGGTGCCCCAGTCTTCCGCGGCCGCGTAATCTTCCGGCGACAGCTCAAACTGTTCTTCCGGCGCGCCGGTGATATTCCGGCACGGGAAATACCGCTCGACGCGGCTTTTTTGTGCCACCACGCCGCAGCACTCGCGCGGGTATTCTGCCGCAGCATGCGTCAGAATGTCGGCAATGGTTTTATCGCGCATGGTTACCTCCGGATCAGGCTGGCGCCGGGAAAGCCGCCGAAATCGAGCCGGGCATCCGAACCAAAGCGTTTTTTACAGTCGGTCAGCAGGCCCGAGCATTTATCCTGTGCCGGGTCGGTCACCGGGTTACCTTTCAGATCAAACATGCGCGGGCCGTTGTAGGTACAGCCGTCACCGCTGCGGTATTTGTTGCGGCAGGCCCAGGTGCAGACCGCTGTGATTTGCCGCGTCGGGATCAGCAGTCCCTGCAGATCCATCGGGCTGGAGAGGCGGAACTCCACCACTTCATTGTCTTCAGCCGCCTTGCTGTCGATGTAAAACACCTGGCGGAAATACTGCCCCGGATCGGCAGACGGGTTGCCGTCGGGAAAGGTGCGCGCATCGAGATACTGGCCGAACGTATCCAGAACAGTGACCTTTGCCTGTACCATGTCATCAAAGCGCAGGCAGAGCGCGGTCACCACGCCATCAAGGTTAGCGACGCGCAGCACCGGCTCCGCGCTCTGGCCGTCACTCGACGACGCAAGCCCGGTAATTTCAAATGGCCAGGCGCCGTACTCCTCGCCATCAAACCAGATGGATTTAGCGGCAAGCTTTAAGGTGTCACCGCCGCTCGCCGCGATTTCTTCCGGCGTATGAGGAATGGTGCAGGCGTGAAAGCGCAGCACGCCCGCGCCGAACGCCGAGCCGTCGACGGTCACCAGGCGGACGCTGTCGCCGGGCTCGAGCTTCTGAACGTCATTGCTGATTGTCATAAGTACCTACGGAGCGAATGCCTGTGTGAAGGTTGCCGTGAGAGAGAAAATGCCACCGCCCGGGGCCGACGGGCGGTAGGCGTCACAGCGGTAAAGCCCCGCGCCTTTCAGCGGTGCCTGCCAGATGAATGAGCGGCTACCGCCATGCCTGTCGAGGAAGTCCATAATCGCGGTGATGTAGCTTTCATCACCGACAAATTCCAGATCCCATTTCTGGCTGCGGGCGTTGATGCCGTCGCCCGACGCCTGGGCATACCCGTCGCCGAACTGCGCGCGGCGGACGCGGTGAGTGACCTCGCCGCCGGCATTAATGCGCGGGCACCAGGTAAAGGTTTCGGTTGCCATGTTTCACCCATAAAAAAACCCGCCGCAGCGGGTAAGTAAGGAGCATCAGCGCTTGCCCTGCGTGGCGTTCCACAACGGAGTGCCGGGCTTGCGCAGTTGCGTGTTGATGGTATCGATGATGGCGCCGGTGAGCTGGTTAGCCACCGCGCCGGCGGCGTTAGTGTTGCCCTGCGCACCGCCTGTGCCGCCGGAGAAATTTATGGTACCGATGCTGAGGCTGACACCCGCGCCGCCCTGCGTGCCACTGCCCAGCGCTTTTACACCCAGCCTGCCGGTGGCGTCGCGGGTCAGCGGCATAATGGCTTCCGGCCCGGCCTCGCCCATCACGCCCGCCCCTTTCGCAAACGCAAAAAAGGTGGGAGTATCAACGACACTGCCGCTGTAGCTGCTCAGATCGGCTGACGAATAAACCCCACCCTTCGCGTTAAACTGGAAAGACGCGCCGTAGTTCTGGATGGCGGTGCCTGCATTCGCGCTGCCGGATGCGCTTCCGGCGACGCCTCCCACAATTCCTCCGAGAAGGGAGCCGAGAAGTCCACTGCCAGACGAACCGCCACCCATCGCGTTAATCACGGCCATCTGGAGCGCAACCTTTGAGATAGTCTGCAGAACGGATAACCCCCAGTCCTTCCAGCTGGCCTTGTTACCCACCAGCATTGCGGAGACGTTATCAAGCGCACTGTCCATCGTGGAGGTAATACCCTGCGATACCGTGCCGGCAATGTTGCTGACGTTATCCATCCAGTCAGCAAGCCCCGCACTTGCGCCCGCGCGCCAGTCCAGTTCGCTGGCCTTCGCCTGCTGATATTTTTTATCAAGCGCATCCAGTGCGGCCTCGCGCGCAGCAATAGCCTCAGCCCCCTTATCGGTTTTATCAAACACGCGCTCAACTTCCTGTCGCTCGCGATACTGCTCACGCTGACGGTTCCCCATCCCAGACGTGGCGGAGGTTAAGTCAGATTCATCCTGGTAGCGGCGCCCCGCATCCTTCAGATCTTTCAGCGCATCGGCCATTTCATGCTGTTTTCGGACAGCCTCATCAGCTTTTTGTGTCCACTGCGCCAGGGCCACGGCGCCAGCCTCAATGGATTTGCGTTGTTCCTCGCTCCACTTAACGCCATTTTCATGAGACGCAGCGTATAGCTCGGCCGCTTTTTCTCCCTGCGTGGCCCGCACCTTCTGAACCTCTACAGCAATGCTCAGATCGGCAATTTTTCGGCTGTATTGCTCAGCAGTCTGCGTCGCTTCACGCGCCGCTTTATTCTGGGCATTAGTCGCAGCAGTCTCATTCTTTTTGGCCTGTGCCGACGCTTCATCTTTCCGCGCGGCCTGATCTTTGTTGTAAATGTACTGGGTATACAACGCCCCGCTCAGTTTCAGATCCTGCGCTTCATAAACATGCTGCTGATGAAGCTTCTCAAATCCTGACAGGCTCGCCAGCTCATTATCACGACGGGCTTTTTCCAGCGCTGCTGTCTGCTGGGGCGTCGCGTTCGACGTGGATATCACCGGCCCGGTATATGAAGCCGGTCGACTGGCGGGTGTTACCCCCATGCTGCGGTTCAGTAGATCATACGCCCCCTTCAGGGTGGCAATAGCCCCTGCCTCCTGAATGGCTTTCTGTGTAGCCTGTTCACTGGCGTCATTAAACAGCTTCTGGGTCTGCTGAAGTTTTGAAACGGCCTTCTCTCGCTCGTACTCCAGTTTGTTCAGCTGATCCGTCAGAGAGATATTTTTCTCGGTAATATCCGCCTGGTCCATAAACGTGTTAATCCACGTCGTGGTAGGGCTTTCGTTATAGCTCTGCTGAATCTGCGCGAGCCCCGTCAGACTGTCTTTAACCCTGGCTATCTGGCTGTCGAGATCGGCTATATCTTTTTTCTGGGCATCAATGGATGAGCGAGCATCCGCCGCCGTAGAGCGCAGGCCGAGGGATGACATATCCTTAAGACGGGCGTTGATCTCGTCCAGGTTACTGGCAAAAGCCACAGCTTCTTTGTGCACCTGCTGTGTATGCTGATACAACCCATACATCGCAATCCCGGAAGCGGCTATGACTCCTGGCCATCCACCTAAAAGGCTCAGAACGCCACCACCCAGGCGTGACATCACAGAGGCGGTTTCAGTCAAACGACCGGCAGCAGATGAACGGGCGTTGACAGCGGTATTGAGTTGAGACTGTGCTACCGCTAACTGACGCTCTGCGGCGATTTGCGCCTCAATGCCAGCGGCGGCGGCACGGGCCTGCTGAGCACGGTAAACAGCCTGCCTTGCCGTTGCCACACTGATCTGGGTGCCGCGCAGCTGCGCTTCTGCAAGTCCCACCTCTGCCGCTGTGTTCGCTATCAACGAAGCGGTGGCCGTTGTGACACTGGATGTCATATTTCCGAAGTATCGCGCCACGCCGAGCCCGACCAGCGCGCCCGCCACATTCGCTACGCTATCGATATTTTCGGCCAGACCATCCAGTACACCGGACAGCGTAGACGATGCGCCCACGGCCTGGTTTGCGCCTCCCACCCACGCCATAAAAGCATTTTCTACTTTCTGCGCTGATCCGCTGATACTGGCCGGGAGTGTGTCAAATTCTTTACGAAGCTGGGCCACATTGGTCAGCAACGGCACTATTCGATCTGTGGTCAGCTCACCATTATTCGCCATATTCCGCAGACCGCCGACAGTGGTGTTAAGACCATCAGCCAGAAATTTGGCGAGACGCCCGCCACTTTCCATGATCGCGTTAAACTCCTCACCACGCAGCACGCCAGAACCAAGCGCCTGGCTGAGCTGCGTAATGACAGAACTGGCCTCTTCCGTGCTGGCTCCGGACAACTTGAGGGAGGTCGCCACGGTTTCGGTGACGTTAGCCACATCTGCAGATGCATAGCCAGCGTCACGCAGGGACTGAGCTATTCGGCTGTAGAGGTTGGCGTTTGCCTCAAACGAGGTTCCGGTCCGCTGACTGATCGACATCAGGGACTGCTGCGCCGTAGTAAAGTCCTGAGCCGAGGAGGAGGCTAGCCGCAGGCGACCATTCAGCTGGTTCCATGTATCGGCATAGTGGATCAGCTGTCCGGTAGCAAACGCTCCGGCAAACACGCCCGCCATCCCAGCAGCAGATGAGCGAACCGAAGCAAGCTGAGCATTGAGCTCACCCAAAGAACGCTGCGTTTCTCGCGTAGCGGCAGCCGCACGGCGCCCCCCCTGCTCCATTGTTTTGTAATAATCTGAGCCCATCCGGGAGGCGCGGGAAATCTCTGACTGGAAAGACTGGGAATTTGCAGAGATTTTGATTATCAATTCACGGAGAGTTGCCATATGTCACCTAGTAAAATCGGGGTTCTGTTTGCGACTTGTTGCCCCGTTAACCAGTAAGTCCAGCAAGAAAACCTTCCAGCTCGCTACTATCCTCTTCCTGGTCCGACGCGTGCCATTGCAGAAGGGCATCATCAATACTGACTTTTGCGCCCTGCGAGTTAAGGACAGCCGCTGAAATTTGCGCCGCATGGATATCACCGCGCCTGTCACTTATGGGGTTCAGCCGGTCGAACTCTATCCACATACGCAGTTCACTGGCCGTCAGAGTCTGCTTCAGTTCATGAAGCGTACGCCCCAGTCGGAGCGCCAGCGTCATCAGAAAGAAAGTGCCGGGCTGGCTTACGGCTTTTCCACATCGGATACCGAGGCGGTCAGATCCAGTGCCTGCTTAAGAAGGCGAGCATGCACCGGACCATAAAACTGTTCCACCTGAGGTTTGTCTGCTTCGGTAAAAACCTGTGTGCCATCTTCTTCAAGAAGCACATCGATAAACAACACGACGTCGGCGCTCTTGTTACGAAGCGCGCGCTCAGCTGCCGTAAGGTCTTCTGTTTCACCTTCTGTCTGTTTCGGGTTAAGCACCTGCTGCCATTCGAGCCAGGCCTGAGCGGAGGGTTCACGAAGTTTTACCGTGGCGTTTTCCCATTCCGGAACGGTAACGATTTTGGTACGAAAGCCTGCCATCGGCGCCAGCGCCAGCGCGCGTAGTGAATTCTTTGAAACGTTATTTGCCATTTGATCTTGTCCAGTGATCTTGGTGATTAAAAAGCGGCCGAAGCCGCTCAGGAACCAGCCGCATAAATGCGTTTAGTTTTGCCACGAACGCGCAGAGAGTAAGTGGCGCCGACCACCGAGGATGTGGCCGCAGACCAGGAACTTTGTCGAACCTCCACCAGCGCGTAGTAACCATTGCCGGAAGGGAAAACAACCCGAAGGGCTCGCAGTTCGTCATTTTCATAGGCGGTCTGTAGTGCTTCCTGCGCAGCTTCGTCGCCAACCCAGTTACGGGTGATGCTCATTTCAGCAGGCGCGGCAAGGCCGTTAGTCTGCTCCTGCTCGGTCGAGCACAACGTAGTGACGTCGATGTCCCCTTTTTGCCCGCCGGTGAAAGAAATCTCTTTCGTGGCACAGGCTGCCTCCAGCCAGGTAACGCCAGCTCCGGGGAAAGTAGAGGAATTAAATTCATCTGCTGTAACAGGCGCGGCGGAGACTGCAAAGGTCATCCCCTTTGTGACTTCGTACTTACTGGTCATGATTTCTCCAGATAAAAAAAGACCGCCGCAGCGGTCTGTTATGGTGGGTAATTTAAACGGTTACCTGAAATTCGAGCGTCGCACGGTGATAGCGAAGGTCAGGCTCATAGCTTGGCGTTTTGACAATGTTTTCTGGCTTCAATGCCTGCAAAGCATCGAGAGCCATATCCCTGATAGTGCGCGCTTCAGTAATAGTGCTGGAGTAGACATCGACCTGCACAGAAACGGCAGATTCCGCCTGTCCGCAGAGAACATCAGCGGCAACGTCGGTAATAATCGAGTAAATTACCCAAGGCGGCGAGACTGAAGGCTTCCCGTCACTGCCGAGCGGCGCAACGTAGGGATAAACCTGCCCTCCGGCCAGATGCGCCAGCAGAGGATAGAGATTGTCTTCCGTCATTTGCTTAACGCCTCGTCAATGGCCTGGTTCATGCGCCTCATCGCCACCTCCGTCGCCTGCTCAAGGCGAACATCGAAAGCAGGACGAACGAAAGGGTGTGGCGGCATATTAACGGTTCCCATTTCAACGAATCGCCAGTAAAAGGCGTTTCTCGGGTTATTCGCCTTCATCGTGTTATCGCTGTTGCCGGTGCGCGGGTTAACGCCACGAATATGGACGCCGGAAGAAATTTCCCCGCGGCGGCGGCTTTTTTGGGTCACCACCACCACGTTTTTTTTCAGTTTCCCAGTGCGCGCCGGGGCGCGGGCGATCACTTCTTCCTTAAGCACTTCGGCGCCAGCACGCGTGGCATCACGCAGAACCTTCTTGTTTTCAGCGCGGCTAAGCAGCTCGAGATCCTTTGCAATGTCATTTAACCCGGAAAAATCGAGGCTCGTCTCAATCATTTTTCAACTCCAGTTTTGCAAAGAATTTCCAGGCGAGAGCCTGTCGCATTTGCTACAGGAGGACCGATGATATTTAGCACCTGACCTTTATACGGGCCACTGAGCACTTCCAGACGAGAAGAGGCGTTCAGCTCTGACCTGAAGCGCATCCAGACCCGAATGGTTGCCTGCGCCGTTTCCGCGCCGCCTGAAAGCTGCTCTCTGCCGCTGATCCCCTTTACCTCAGCCGGGACCGGGTTGCCACCACTCCACCATTCAACCGGCTGACCAGATGGATCGCGCGAAGTCGTAAAGGTGAGAATTTTTACCCGGTGCCTGAATCGTCCAGGTTCCATCAGGAGCCCTCCTCAGGTTCACATTTACCGCGCCAGTTGCGATGGATGAACATCATGCGTTCTGCTGCAGCGTTCTGATATAGCTGTACTTCGCTTTGCGCGGTGCGGTGTTCAAACATGTCAGCAAAGACAAGGAGAACGGCGCCCTTAACGGCTGCAGGAATATCAGCTGCAACTTTCCATGCTGGTTCATCGCACCAGCGCATGCAGTAGTCAAAAGCGGCCTGAGCGTACAGGGTGATAAGCTCGTCCCTGTCGTCTTCCTCAAATTCAATCTGCTGCTTAAACAGGCGGAGGCCAATTACATCCAGAACATCTATCGCCATACGTTAAAAGGGCGGGTCACCCCGCCCCCTCCATCATGAGCCAGAAGAGAAACTGCCCTTGATGATTGCCGTCGGGCGATAGTGCGCCAGCGCCAGGCGCTCTTCACACAGGATTGTCAGCATGTTTTTCACGAAGTTATCGCGGTCTTCACGGCTGACTTCCACGGTGGCATCCATGCGATCCCACACCTGCGAGGCCATATCAAAACCGCCCACCGTAAAGGTGCCAGCGGCCTGCGCCTTAGTCGGAACCACTGGCAGGCCCCACATGATGTTGCTGGTAAACGCCTGAGGACCACCGAAGATATAGCGGCCTTCGTTGTCTTTCAGCAGCGCGATGTTGTGCCAGTCGCGCGGGTTCAGGACGATACCGGAAGCGCTAAACTCAGACTCTGTCACCTGGTAAATAGCGTGAGCGATAATGTCAGCGCGGGTGTCGCCAGTGGCATTCAGCGAGGTGTCGTAGGCGGTTGCCACTTTGTTCAGACCTTCCAGGTTATCCCCGGTACCGTCGCCGTTCAGCAGCTGGCCTTCTTCCTTCAGCGCCAGACCGTACATGAGGCGGTTGTTGACGTATGACTGCAGCATTGGCGCATCGTCCATAACCTGACGTGACGCCTGCACCCAGTGGGCGATGGTCTTCACGTTTGCGGTCTGCTTGCTGAAGGTAATATCCGATTCAGGTTTCAGCGCCTTCTCGGCCACCACATCGGCGTTATTGGTAAACACTTCTTCACGGACATATTCCAGGGAGTTACTGGAAATGCGGCCCTGCGCCAGCAGATCACGAATGGTCAGACGGCGCAGGCCCGGCATGATGATGCCTGGAACCTGCATCGGCTGGATCAGGCTACCTGCAGAATCAGAATCACTGCCCAGCGACTTGTTAAAGGTTTTCGCGTCGAAGCTGCCTTTGCTGCCGTTCCAGGACTTCTGCAGTTCTTCCGCTGCGCGTTCGGAGAAGGATTTCTTCTCACCCGGATTTTCGGCACCGGAGGCCAGTTTCTGCTCAAGATCGAAGAGGCGAGTGCCGGATTTGGTCAGTTCTTCCTGTACTTTCGCAAGGTCCGACTGCAGCTGCTTAGAAACCTTGCCAGTGCTTTCGATTTCTGCTTTCTGGGCATCGAAAAGCTGGGACATTTTCTGCTGTGACTCTTCGATGGCTTTTTGAATGAGAGCGAGTTCAGACATAATTAATTACCTAAATTAGAAGGGAAAGATTTGATGCTCTGAAGCAGAGCGTTGATTTGTGCTTCGTTTCCGTCGCCTTCGGACTCGCTCCGAATCGCTGACTTAAACCGGGCTATTAACCCAACTGCCTGTGATTTGGTGAGCCCGACTGAATCCCTCAGCCAGTTCTCCACATCACGGATCGTTTCAATGCCATCGACACTTTTCATGGCTGCGATGCCAGCCTGTTCGTTGGCGGGGAAAGTGCAGACGCTGATTTCGCGCAGAGCCTGGATATTCTTAAAAACGCGTCCTGTTGGAATGATGGTGTAATCGTCTTTCGCAACGGAAAAGCCAACCGACATACCTTCAACCGTACCGTGCTGCATTGCCGCTTTCAGGTCGGCGGCGCCGCTGTGCCCTGGGGTAAGTTGACCGCGCACATACAGGCCTTTTTCGTCTTCGGCCAGGCTGTCCCATTTACCAACCGGCAGCTCCCACGTCTTGTGGTTGAAAAACATCGCCACTTTTCGGGTCTGGTTCGCCAGTGCGTTTTTAAACGCCCCGGGCAGAATGATGTCTCCGTCGGAATCGGTGTTATTAAAAACAGAGGCATAACCTTCAAAAATTCCCTGTTTACCGTCACCGGTGAATTTGATTTCTGTCTCGTCGAAGGACAGCGTTTTTACGATCTCAGGCATTACGGCCCCCATAAAAATTAAGCCCCGTTATTACGGGGCTCTTTGTTGGTTCCTAAATCGGTGATCGGCACGTATTGCGACTGGCGCATTGCCACATCGCCACCCGGCAATGGCGGTAGGTTGTCCGTTCGTCGCATCTCGTTGATGGTGCGTAGCCCTGCCTCTCCCATTGCCTTCATAAAGGCTGCGCGGGATGCCGAATCGCCCCTCAGCAGGCCGTCGAGGTTGTGCTCAGCATGAATGCGTCCAACATCCTTAGCAGGAATAAGCCACCGCTGAATGCTGTTTTCCCACCGGGAGATATAGGGCTGCAGGGTGTACTGCAGGAAGCCTAGATTCTGCTGCTCGATGCCCGATCCCCAGCTCGTTGATTTCTCGACGTCGCCGACAAGGTGAGGCGGTACGCCAAAGAATCGCGCCAGTTCACTTACCTGAAATTTTCGTGACGCCATCATTTCGGCATCCTGAGGCGTTACGCCAATTGCCGATGTGGAAAATCCCGCTTCCAGAATCCAGAGGCGTTTTTTAACCGGACCGCCTGCTATCTCTTTGAAGTTCTCTTCGACCTGCGAGCGCTGCTGTTCAGTTAGCACTTTTTCGCCGGTTGAGAGGATTTGCGGAGACTTGGCGCCGTTGGCAAAGAAATCTCGCTGCTGGTCCTCCATCGCAACTGCTACACCTGCCGATTTACAGGCAAAAGCAATTGGTGACAGGCCAACAAGTCCGGTGAATCCGAAGCCTTTAAGGTGAAAAATCTCTCTCTGCGAAAAGTCGGCGTATTCGCTGTCGCGTTGATAGCGATAAACCACTTTTTTTCCGACGAGTTTCACATCCATATTGGCAGACTGAAGCGGGAGAAGGCTGATCACGTCACCCGCGCTGTTGCGGTCCACCAGTGCATATGCGTTACCGTAGAAACAGAGCTGCATCGTCATGGCCTCCCTGAATTCCTGGGCGGTCATGTACTGATTCGGTGAGTAGCGCAGCAATCGCGCCAGCGGATTGCTCAAACCCACTTTTTTGCGATTGTCATTCTGGTCGGTTTCGAAGACATCAAGCGGTAAGCATGCCGTGAGCGTTGAAATCAGGCTCACGCAGCGCCAAACCGTCGAAATTTGCAGTAACCGTTCATCGTTAATGGATGAATCGCCCAGGTGTCCGTGGGCCGAAACAGGCCCCGTCTGCGATCCCTGATTTGGGGTGACTAAACGCCCGCCGACAAACCAGGACTGCAGCCTTGCCCACCAGCCGTTATTGGTTCGCAGGTCAATCGTGTATTTAGGTTCTTCCATCACATGCTCAGCGGTCGGAAAATGAAGTCGTCGAAGTCACCACCCTGTTCGGTAACTTCCCCATTAGCAGCACCAACGGACATTGTCATTGCGACCATGCCATCAATACGGCCTGTTGCTTTGGATTTATCGAGCTTGCGGTTGCCAGCAGCATCTTTCACCACCACCGCATTCACGGCACACATCGTTAATACGGGGTGCATGCCATGCCTCACACGCCCGTTAAGCATCAGAGACTCCAGCGTGTCTACAGCGGGACCCATATCCTTAAAGCCCTGGCCGAACTCGACCAGCGGAAGGCTCAGCCCAATGGCATCGGCATCCTTCCTGAACTGGTCAATGCGCCAGCGGTCAAAAGCCATCGAGGTAAGGTCGAAATCACCGATAATTTCAGCGATATCCGCAACGACGAATGAGTAATCCACAGAAGCTCCTGGCGTGGTGCGCAGCAGCCCCTCTCTCACCCAAACGTCATAGGGTGCGCGGTCCGTTTTGGTTCGCTCTTCAAGAGTCTTTTGCGGTGTCCAGAAGAAGGGGAAAACATCCCAAACACCATCTTCTGCTTCACCAGCGATAACCAGCGCCGTTAAGTCGTTTCTGGCTGACAGATCCAGCCCCGCGTACCACTTCCTCGGGGTGTTAGTCGGCATCTCTCCGCAAAGCTCCCACACGCTGCGGGAGATAAACGGCGATACGGTAGAAACGCGCTGATTGAGGTTGAGGTTTCGGAAGGTGTTTTCGAAGCTTGGCATTCGGCCTGCTTTCTCGGCCTGGCGCGCCATGTCTTTTTCTGACCTGAATGTTCCCAGCGCCGGGTTCGCAGCCAGCCAGGACTCGCGTTTACTGATATCAGCGTCTTTTGGCGCTTCATAAACGTGGCATACGATGTGCGGATCTTTCGATTTGACCGCATCATCAATCCAGATGCTCAGCAGGTCAGCATCGTTTGCTGCCTGCGTACTGATAACAATCAGCAGCGGGTTTTCATGGGCACCCTGCGCGGTAGTTATTGCATCGATAAAATCATCCTGCGGCCCCCTAACCTGCCCGGTTTCATCGAGAATAGCCAGAATGGGGGAAAGGCCGTGCGTGGTCTTACCTTCTGCGGATAAAGCCTTGTATTCAACGTTACACGGCAGGCCGATCAGCTTTTTGCCGCTCGGCGTAATGTGCACTATCTCCTGCAGACTGGGGCTCAGGTTAACCATCTTCACCGCGAGGTTAAAAACGATGGCCGCCTGTTCCCGGCTAAGTGCACCGCTAACAATTTGCGTGTTCTGCACCGCTTCTGGCCCCACCAGGTGAGCCAGCAGGATTCCGGCGATTAAGCCTGTCTTCCCATTTTTTCGTGCGATGCTGAGGATCGCCATATCCGTTCCGGCTGGATTGTCGTAAACCGCCAGGATGAATTCTTTTTGAAAGGGGTCCAGCCTCATTGGGCGGCCGATAAGCTTGCCTTCCGGCACGATGCAATAGCGCTCGATGAACGCTATTACACGCTCACCTCGCGTCATAGTCTTTTATCCGTGCTTGGGAAAGGCGATCAGGTTGTCGTCCTGGCCCTGATGCTCGTTTTTCGTGTTTCGTGCATCACGATCATTCTGATTGCGTTTCTTCTGGTCGCGACTTTCGCCGTTGGTTGCGTGGGAATGGATCTGCAGGTCACGTCGCTGAGCCAAAATGGTTCGCTGCAGCTCAACAATCTGTTTGCGCAGGTCTTTGATAAGCCCTTCATCGCGACCCTCACCGCGGGCACTTTCTTCTTTGCGCAAATCCTTGCGTAAAATGGTGATATAGAGTTGATTATTTGCCAGTTCGACAGCAGCCAAAAGGTCAGAAGGCGTCCAACTGTCCAGTGCTTTTGATCTGATATTGTCATGCCAGAATGGTTCGGCTTTTTTATCCAAACCTGCATGGGGCGGCGGATCAATGGTGTCCACAGCTGCGTTTTTCATGGCCTGAATCGCCGCTGCCGAACTATCGGAGCGGTTTCGTTTGTCTGCCATATGTCAACACCTTAAAACTAAAAAAATCGGGTTAGCGTTAAATTCGAACTTTGGCGGCGGTCATTTGGGGCAAAGGCTTTGAAGATTTACCCTCCCCCCTGCCCTTGATGGTATTCATTCTCACTTGAAATGATTGCATTTGAAACGATTTCACTCGTTCATAATCTGCTTTGCTTCATCACGCTAGGAGGTCTGCTTATCAACCTGTTCGAGTTTCTGAGCGCCTTTCCCATGCTCGGGCCACACATGACCTGAGAAGGTCAGCGTCGGCACGTTTTCTCCTACCGTGTGAGAGAACTGGATAGAGGTAACAGTCTTCATCGCTACGCCATCAATTGCCAGCTGAACAAACTTACCATCGCGGTATTCAATGATGAGGTCTTTCATTACGTCCTCCAGTGAGACGCAGGATCGAGCGGGTAACCGTTGGCATCACAGCCTATTACCGCGCCGCTCTTCTCCATTCTCTGTTTCGTTGAATCATGATGTGCTTTGCACAGTGGCTGCCAGTTATCTTTATCCCAGAACAGGAGCTGTGCTTTCGATATGGCCAGCGGGTTACCTGACTTAAGCGCATCTTTCAGTTTGTGGGGCACGATATGGTCAACCACCGTCGCTGGTGTTATGCGCCCCTGCTGCTCGCACATCACACACAGTGGGTGCTGCTGGAGAAAACGCAGACGAGCCTTATCCCATCGGCTGCCATATACACGGGGCTCTTTGTTCATGCCAGTCTCCATGCACGGCGGCGTTCTGTCCTCGGCTCGTTGTCAGGGTGACGCTCAACCGCCGGCATGTCGGCGTGATCCACCAGCGAGTAACACGGATAAATCACCCTGCCACCGAATGCCTCACCGACGGCGTAATCAGCTGCCAGCGTTTTATTCCATGCGCTGAGCATGCGCGCCAGCCTGCCCTGAGGAGGGCTATAACATACCCCGTGAATCAGCTTGCTTAATACGATGTGATCACCGCAGACGCGATCCGCATCCACCAGCATTCCGGCTATCTCGTTCTGATACTGCGGCGGTCGGCCGGTACCGAGATAAAAGCTCAGCATGTCATCAGGGAAACGCACCAGCCAGTCAGTTACCTTTTCGGTGAATCCCTGCACCGGTAGCGCGTCGTCTTCCAGCACGACTACCCGGCAAGGTTGCTCAGCAGCCCATTCAAGCGCGCGTCGGTGATTCCAGTTCGCGCCGTGGTTACCGTCATCAATAAGCAAATTGGCATCCAGCAGCGCAGCAAGACGTTGTGCATGTTCTAAGCGGGTGTGATGGCCGACCACCACAAACCTCACTTGTGTTTCCACCATGTGGCCTCCCCACCGATACCATCAGTTTTGAAAACGGTATGCACGAGAGGGCCGGTGACAAGCCTGTCAGCGAATGACTGCGCAACAATGCCGAACGCCAGCATGTCGCCCACCGCGGCGCCAGCCTGTTCTTTCTTCCAGAAACGATAACTCTCGATCCGGTAGTAAAGACGAATGATGCCATGCGCGAATGCCATCACATCAGCGCGAGTGCCGCCCAGCAGTCCAGCGTTAAGCATCACATCGTTGCGGTGTGCTTCAATGAATTCCTGATAGATACGCTCCGGATGATTCTGCTTTGCCCAGGCGTCAGCGTATGTCTTCGGTTCAGATCCGACATAAACCTTACCGGGTTGCATTTCTTCCCACGGTGCGCGAAGCATCTCGACATCAGTGCCATCTGTACACCAGACGAACCGATATTCAGGATGATCGCGGAGGTGCTGCCAGATATGCAGCCAGCGCCGGAAGTAGATATTCATCTTTACGTCAGGAACGCGGCACAGCTCAACGTCTGCCGGGGCGGTCTGCAATTCATCCACCAGCGCGATACGTCCGCACTCTCGAAGCGAGTCCGCCCATTTGAACAGCATGTCAGGCGAAGCAGCCATTTTGGTACCACGCTGCGGATCTGGCTGACTGGTAAGCAGAGTAGTGATGGCCACGTCACGCTGTCTCCGGTATTCAACGTAACCTGTGAACCCGTTATCACGGCGCTCGTTGTGGATCTTTACGTTACGTTCCACCAGCGCAACACGGTCAGGTTTCGGTACCGAACGACCAATGGCTTCATGTTCATCGAGGGAATGAATCAGCTTTGCAGAACCGACAACATCGGCATAGGCCCATGTGGTTAATCCCGCGTTATGAATGCGCAGGGCTAAATCGCTGTGCTCGTACATCCCGCGCCCGTAAATCGGGTCGAACCCGCCAACCTTTTCAATCGCGCTGCGGTGGTAGTAGAGCATCACGCCGCGCTGCCCGGTGTATGCGATATGTTTTTCATCGCGGTACAGGACTGAAAGGTCATTCAGCTTGCGCGGGCCCGCCAGGTCGAGAAACTGATAAGCCAGATGCGGCTCCGGTGATTCGATGTAAGGTAGATGCCAGTTGTCGGCGGTCGGCCATGCGTCATCATCCCAAAGAAAAAGATGCTCGCACCCGGCATCCATCAGGGCTGACAGGCTGGCGTTCTTCGAAGCAACAATGCCGAGTGATGTTTCATGGCGAAGCAACTGCACGCTATGGGGAACTACCGCAGCAGGTTTTGAACCATCATCGACAACTACCACCAGCGCGCCGGCGGGAAGATGCTTCATGTGCTGTTCGAGTGCTCGCTTTAAAACGTCTGCGCGCTGATGTGTCGAAATGGCAATGCCGATCTGGGATGAAACGACTCTGGCGGGAGCGTATGGGACACCATCAATAGTGACCTGCATAAAGCCTCCCGTCAGATTCCACGTCGTAAGCAATCCCAGATTGTGCCACCGGGCTTAAGATTCTTTTTCAGTTCAGCTGACACAACATCAGAAATCGCTTTTTCCATTTCAGGGGATAGCTTTACGCTGGTCTTAATTTCATTAGCGATGAAAGCATCCTTAATAAATACCTGTCCGTCCTCTACCGAAAATTGTGATTGGTCAGCAAGCGCCTTCTGTTTATCGTTGATGTTCATCTTCGCTTTAAAGTTAGAAGACGATATGAATTTTCCGTCATTTTCGATTCGCCAGCCTTTTGGCTTTTCCGAACGTACCCAATGAACAAAGCGTTCTATAACCGGTTGCAGCGATAAATATTTCATGCGTGATAAAAAAGCCCCGCTAATACGAGGCTCGGTTACTTCAGGCACTGTGTGTTGATGTATTCCTGCAGCGCCCTCAGGGCTGATTGGTCTTGCTTGATTCCAGATCGGACACCGAGAACGTTTCGTCCAGCAACGTCAGAGAGTTCGACGGTGGCATCATAGCCCACGCCGGGGGCGCTGGTCTCGGTTGCGGCTGGCACTGGACAGCGGCCTTTGACGAGCACCCGGCCACCATTATCAAGCTTGCGCTGCAGAGCAGCATTTTCAGCATTCGCATCAGCGAGTTCCTTCGTGTATTTGGCGTCGAGCGCTGCGACATCGCGCTGGCGAGTCTGCATGTCAGTGATGGTGTCTTTAGCCAGATTTAATTCATGATTAACTTCGGTTAAAGATGCCTCGGCTTTTGTGAGCGAGGCCCGGTAATAAAGCGCAAATCCCACAGCGGCAAGGAAGAGTAGCGGCTTCCACCATGCCCGAACAAACTCCCATACCGCAGCCATCAGAGCACCCGGCGCGCTGCCGCATAGCGGGCCCGTCTGTCGTCCAGCCCGTTCTGCCCACCGTTAATAATCTGCGTGACGCGCAGCAAATCGCCCGGATATTTCAGGCAGCCTTTGCTGGTATAGAACCATGCTGCAGATCGCGCTGCGGTGGCGTCTTTGGAAAGCAGTTCCGGCGAGCTCACAAGGTCAAGTTTCAGCGCGGCGCCGCAATCGCGGTAATTCTCGAGCCCGGTGATCTGGATGAGCCCGCGTCCGCGATATTTCCAGCCATCACCCGGGGCGTTATTACCGAGGCGCTTGCTGTAAACCAGATTGGCGATCGCGCGCTGGCGTTCAAGGGGCAGCACCTTTTCATACGTGCGGCGGCCCAGCGTGTTGGCCTGATCCTGAGTTAACCGGCCAGCCCGGACAAAATCATTAAGCGCTGCGATGCTGTAGTTGAAGCTCTCTTCCAGCCTGGTAAAGCCGGTGCTTTCATGGCCGACCTGCGCGATGAACATTGCCTGGTCGACCGGCGCAGTGATGCCGTAATCACGCATCGCCGCATCAATGTGCGGGAACCAGCGCGCAGTTAAGCCGGCGCTTAAACCAGCCGCCTCCTGAAATTGTTGTTGGTTCATTCGGGCCTCAGTACCTGAAACAGGCGCGCCACGTTACCCCGGGCACGGAACACGGCGGCGCAGATGATTAAGTTGATGATGACCGACGCCCAGTGTGTGTGGACGTAAAAGTCGAAGGCGTAGCGGAACGGTACGGACGCATACGCCAGGATAATCAGGTATGCCAGCCACGATGCCCACCAGCGGTGACGGGCACCGGGCTTACGGAACAGCATCAGCCTCAAAACAATGGCCGAACACGTCGCCACGTTGGTCAGTACCAGCGGATCACTTATTACCATTGGTTCCCCCTCTCCACCGCTGGAACCACTGCGCGGGGTCTTGCTGGCTGGCAAACGTCAAAATTTTAATCGTCAGCGCAGAGAGTATTACTGCCCCAAGTGCATCAAGCGGCTTGTCGCTGTAGTGTGTCAGGCTGGCAAGCTTGGAGCCCACCAGCCCGGCACCGTAAACGCCAGCGATGTAAGAAACAACGAAATAGGCCGCGCGCCGGATCAGCGTCAGGTCTGCCGCGGTGGCAACATAAAAGACCGCACCGGCAAACGCGCCAAAAATTACGCCGTAATCTGTGCCGGTCAGCAGTCCATAAATGCTCGCACCAGTGAGCGCAGCACCTGCCGCGACAGTTCCCGAAACCGGATCGGACATGTAGCCCCCTCTATTGCTGTGCATCCTCTCGATAAGAGGGGAAATAAAAAAGGCCCGCCGAAGCGAGCCTGTGAAGTTATGAAATACTATTACGCGGCGTGCAGTTCGAGGGTTTTACCCAGCGCCGCCAGCGCTTTCTGGATGGTGTCGATCTTTGTAGAGTGATGCAAATCGAGGATGCGGGTTATCTCCTGCGGGCGCGTATCAATCATGCGCGCCAGCTCGGCATTACTTACTCCGCTCTGAACAACCGCGTTGAGCAACAGAACTTTGGCCGCCACGCTTGCCGGCACCTCAACGAAAGCTTCTCCATCACCGGATGGAGCGGGAATTTCACGCCTATCCTCAAAGTAAAAATCAAACGCAGTCACCAGAGCATCCTGCGCCATTGAAAGCGCCTCCTCTCTGGTATCGCCGCCAGTCATTGCTTCCGGAATATCAGGAAAAAACACTGCGCAGCCTGTTTCATCACAATCGAACGTTACTGGATATCGCATATTTGAATAAGTGAACCGCCGCAAGTACCAGCCCCGAAGGGCTGGTTTTGTTATTTAAGACCGAGTTGCTTGAGAATCGCTTTTCTCAGCGGCTCCGGTATTTCTTTCCCCGGATGCCTCGGCATTACCGTTTGCCTGCCTTGGTAGAAGAGTTTTAAGTGGTTGGTACCATCTTTGAACTCTACCCCTTGAGCCGCAAGCCAACGCTTGAACTCGCTTTGCTTCACTTCCTCCTCCTGTCTGTTTAACTTGAAAACAAGTATAAACATTTTTGTTTATCATGACAAGAGGGTTTATAAACTTTTTTGTTTATTATTGCTGGCAACATGTGTATCTGTGCATTCACGACAACGGAAAGAGCACTGCACACATTGCCTGGGGAACTATGCTTCTGCATGGATTGGCTTATGAGGCCGTCACGCCAATGCTCTTACCTGTTGTGGAAATTAAAAAGCAGCTGCTGTCTACGCTGTTGCGTATTGTGTAAATCAAAAAAAAATTGAATAGTAAATGAGCATCTTGATCCATGCCGCCTGACTCGGCTAGTAAGGTAGTGAATTAAGCCAAGGCGGATGCCGATACATATAAGTATTTACAATCAGATATTTAGCTTAAAAAGCCTAGCAGAGTGAGATAATTATGATTGGACAAATTGAAGACGCATACATTCTTAAACCAGATGGTAGCCGCTTTGGCCCTTATAAAGCGAAATTCGCCGGCTCGACAGTAATTGTAAATGACCCAAAGGCTGACATCGCTGATGGCGATCAGGTGTCCAGAGTTTTGCCTAATGGTAAAGAGGAAATAAAGCACATAAAGACTTGTAGCTTTTACAACCATGGAATAGCAAACCAAGGCGCACACTTTCAGTTAAAAGTGCAACCAATTGCTCAGGCTGAGTCTTATGTGAAACATCAAACATTCAATATTTCGGGCGCTAACAGCAATGTGCAGATCGGCAATCATAACCAAATGGAGTTCCGCGAAAACGTTAATTATTTACTAAGCGCGATCGAGAAAGCAGAAGGCACTCCAGAAGAGAAAGCACAAGCTAAGGGTTTGCTTAGGAAATTTCTAGAGCATCCGCTAGTAACAACGATTGCAGGCTCCGCAGCTGATGCTCTTTTATCTTAAAATGGCCTTGATTGAAGGAAAAATAAGAAAACCCGCTGAAAGGCGGGTTTTTTCGTGCAGGCGCTATATCCCACGATTTAAAGTGTACACGACAAGTTCGGACAAAATCAACCTTTATGTAGTTAAAATGCTAAAAATTGCCACCATCAGCATTTAAGTTGGTTGCTCGTTGAAATTCCTCTTCTGCCTTTGTTTCTTCCTGGCGACAGATGTTCACCAGAACTTCAAGAAAGGGCTTCCAGTTGCGTGTCCATGTTCTGACATGAAGATCTGGCAGGCGCTTCAAGATAGCTTTATGCGCTGCTGTTGACGGTACTGCTGAGAATCCATTTCCTGAACAACGCTCGCAGGTTTTGAAAACTGGCGCGCCGCACTCGCTTGTGGCTTTTCGGTCGAGAACCTCGCCTTTCCCACCGCAGCGGCAGCGGGCATGAATAACACCCTTTCCGCCACATGTTGAGCAAGTGCTCTTAACTAGTTCACGCTTAATCTTCGGGGCTACCACTTCGTCGCCGTCTGCATTAACAATGCCAGGGTGTTTGATCACATCCTCATGCCGCGTCGTCAATCCTGAACCGCTGCAGCAATTACATTTCACGGTGGTGGCCGCCGAACGGGAATACTCAGCAAACGCAAATTGCGCCAGCGTGAGCATGCATGCACCGAGCGCATCACCTGCGGCTTTGCGGACATTTTTGGGCGCGTTTTTGATTGCAAACTGCGCCAGCGCCTGAACAGCAAGTTGCTCATCTGTTTTGCTTATTCCGGCTTTACCGAAGAAAGCCGCAAGCCCAAAACGGGCTCTGCTGCTGGTGGTGCCAATGGCCGCCATGACATCAGTGCCTGTTATCCGTTCCGGTGAAGTTCCTTTAACGCTGTCGCTGATGTGCATGCCCTGAGGGCTGAAGTGTTTAAGAGTTGCTTCAAGTTTCATTGTTCACACTCTCCCACCAGGTTGAGAATTACCGCGGCGCCGTTATTGTCCATGTGTTCGGATTTTTCGCTATCCAAGAACCAGCGGCAGACTTCCATAGCCTCAGCGCGCGTTACGGGCTGGATGGTTGCCAGCATTTTTTCAAGATAGCTCTCGCGGTCATATACTGATTGATGATGCTCGGAATAACCGTATTCGTGTCCGAGTTCACTTCCTGCTGTGCGGCGCACCCCATAAAGCCAGTCCCAATAGATAAGTTCGCGAACAACATCAGTCAGCGTGTGAGGCTCTGGCAGAGCATCGCGATAGCCATCAACGTAATCACGACGCTGATCGTCAATTTCAAACTTACGGTCGAAACCAATGTGGCCGTCTTTGAGTTCCTCCGGAGTCCATCCCCAATCATAATCATCGATAAATTTCGGCGAAGACTTGATTACGCGCTCGGCCTCCACATCCTCAAGCGCTGCCTCATAGCTGCCGAATATGGCGCGAACTGCTGCCGCTTTTTTGATGTTCTCGCGGGCGTTCTTGATTGTCTGGGATGGGTTATCCATGCCGATGGTCCCGAATGCGGCAGTGAACGGATTGGCGCCATTTGCCAGCAGGTAGCGCGAATATCGCTGTTCGGCCTCTTTCGGCGTGATCTTAATTTTCTTAAGGGCCTCTTCCGCTGCGTCCAGGTGTGCGGGTTCATTCAGGCGGATCACCTCCAGCACCCAAAGGTAAGCGTCCGTCTGCTTATGACCGGTAATTTCACGTTGCGGCGGCAGAGGCTTGATGTTGGCAGGGGCAGCACAATGTGTTGCCGTCGGGATTGTGAAAAGTGCTTTATGTTCGATGTTATCTGTACGCATTACGCAGCCGCCTTTTTCTTGAAGAAAACCACCTCACGAACCTGATCGCCGTTTATGAGCATGTCGTTAAAATCCCCGTTATCCGGGTAGTAGATGCTGATTTTTTCCAGGTCATTTTTTGCCAGTAAGTTGGCATGGGCGCATTCCGTGGCCGCAGCCAATCCGGTGGCGCTGTTTACGTCTCGATCTGCGAAAATAATCAAATTCTTCACACCTGCTGGAACACGAAATTTCTTCATGAATCCGCTGGTCATGGTGGCCCAGGTGTTAACGTGGTACAGCTGCTTGCAGGAAAGAGCGGTTTCGATGCCCTCTGCAATACCCAGCGTCGTAGAAATCGGGAACATTCGGATAGCTACGGAACGCGCGTGATCCAGATAGCTTTCCTCCTGAAGAGACTTCTGGCGCTTCGCCCCGGCCGAATCTTTCAACTGAGCTTTGCGGTTTCCGTCCAACAAGGTTCTGTGCAGATAGCAAAGTTCACCTTTGTCATCCGTTGCGAGCGAATACAGTGACTGGTAAATTTTTCCGCCGTAACGCTCCTTTTCGTTGAATCTGATGGCCTCTTGCGGAAGGGTATAAATCCCACGCGCAATGAGATAGTCGGCGCCCGAGGTCCCACGCAAAGGTGACAGTCTCGAAAACTTGCTGAGCACCCTTTTTTGAAGGCTGACTGCGCTACTCGTAGCCGGAATTTTCAGTCGTGTGAAGGTGTTGCCGATTAGCTCGTCGATTTCGCGGCACACCACGTTAAATGGTTTGCCCTGAGTTTCGGTAATCAGCTTAAGACCGTCACCGCTGCCGCAAGTGCAGATCCAGGTTCCGGCGCCGTCGCGGTCATCGATACGGAATTTACCGATTGAATCACACAGCGGGCATTTCCCTTTGTAGTGGTTTTTCCCAGTGATAGGCGGCAATCCGTAGTGTTCAAAAATCATCGCCCACTGGCCCTTTGCTGCTTCTGCCGTCTTCATGCGCGCTTACCTAAATGCTGTCTGATTTCATTTAAATGACGATTCACCTGCTGAACACTTATCTGTTCTGGCTGAACTTCTCGCTGAGCCTTTTCTCTTTGTTTGGCAAAGGCAATTTGCTTGTGCTTGATGAAGTTCAATACCGCAGGAGTAATTTCCATAGGGTAGTCGCTGAGCTCACGCGGCCAATGGCCGAAGCGTTCCCTGAAAGTGTTTGCGCACCAGCCGTCGCTGACAGGTTTTTTCCCCTGCGAGATACGCTGACGTTGGTAGAACTTGAGCTGGCTCCACCAGGCCTGTTTCTCGGCCTTCGTGGGCTGTTGCCCATCACCTCCCAGCTTTTTGAGTTTGCGCCGCGTGTCTGTATCGACGTCATCCCCCGCCAGCGGCTTATGACCACACTTCGGGCAGACATATACGCCTGCAGGCTTCATAAAGTGGCACTGTGAACATTCGTGTGGCAGCTTCTCTGCCCGTTCCTCAGCTACACGTCGGGCCCCTTCTTCCATCCCGTCTGATTTGCCAACAAGATCGTCATATTCGATAGTGTCCGGAAAACCCAGTCGGTGTACGGTGCCGCTGTGATCGAAGATGAGGCAGGAATCTTTACCTGGAGCGATGCGCAGGCCACGCCCGAGCGCCTGCAGCCAGCGTATTTCGCTCTTTGTTGGCCGGGCATAGATAATGCAGCGAACGTCGCTGTCGAACCCAGCCACCAGCACGCCTACGCTAACGATGATTTTTGTCGCGCCAGTCTCAAAGCGATGGATTATGGTCTGACGTTCTTCAACCGGAGTGTCGGCAGTCATCACCTCAGCATTAACGCCAGCCAGGTTGAACTGGATGGTCAGGTAATTGGCATGAGCTACATTGACGCAGAAAGCTATAGTCGGCAGATCGCGTCCATTCTCCAACCAGTTCTGGACGATATCTCCCACCAGCGTGGAGCCGCACATAATTTCAGCCAGCTGTGCCTCGTTGTAGTCCTTGCCGTACTCAAGAGAGGATGACGTTTTAACCCCGTTAAGATCCGGCTTGGTTGGTGCGTAAAACTCATAATTGCTCAGGTCACCGCGCTGAATCAGCTCAGCGATGGTGGTCGGTTTGATGAGTCGGTCATAGTATTTACCCAAGAACGGGGAGAACGGGGTACCCGACAGACCAATGACTTTCACGCCTTTAGCGCGCAGGCGATCAATGTCCTGCAGGATGCGTTTTTTTCGGAGGTGCGCTTCGTCGATGATCAGGAGATCGATGTTGTCTGGGAAGACGCGGCGAATGAGTGTATCGGCGCTGGCAATTTGAATTTTCCGAGCCGGATCGTAGTTGGGATGATCGGCCCAGATATAACTAATCTCATCACCGGGCAACCCATATTCAACAAAACGATTCGCTGTCTGGCCAATCAGAATGGTATATGGCGCACAAAAGAGTACACGCATACCACGGCTGACGAACCCGGCGACAATGAAAGCGGCCAGCCCCGTTTTACCGCTGCCGGTCGGGGAGTACACCATGAAGGTTTCTGTATCCTTCCAGTTACGGCGCAGCTGGTTCAGCGCTCGTTCCTGTGCAAAATTCGGTGTGATCGTCAGCTGCATTGTGCGGACCCCGCGGTGATGAGATAATAATTCTGTGATGTGGTTTTCATGGATTCCCCCTCACATGGCTGGCGGCCTCCCTCAAGGCTGCCAGCCTCCCTTCTGACTCAGCTCCCCTGAAAAATCACTCTTCCAGAAAGAACCCTTTTTGTTTCTCTACGCCTGAGCGCTTGTACTACCTTGCTGATACAGGCGGTTTTTTTATTACGCCCTTAACACAACTCCCTACTTAACCCATGGATCTCTCCTGTTGGAAAAGACCCTATTCCTACCCCAACACCCAATCCCCCCTTACCCCCCTTTCCCTCTTCCCCATAAAAACGTACTACCTACCTAGTACAAAAGGAGAACTGAGTTAGTGGATTGCCAACCTGAACAGGTACCTTTAAACCTGTCTGTGTCCGGGCACCTTTAAACCCGAAACAATCAGGAGATTGCTGGCGTTCCTACCAGTGGAGGTTCGGCCGTATACCCCTGTAAGGCTTTGCCAAGATTTCGGACAAACAGGCGAAGCCTGGTGTTGGCCTCGTGCCTTGCTTTATTTTCTTTTCTAAAGCTCACAGGCTCTTCTTCCCAAGCCGCCAGATACACCGCCGCATATCTCAAAATCACTTTCTGACGAGCGGCATGCGGCAGGATTTCTAATTGTTTCTGTATCCAGTCACCATCCGACAAACTGTAGAACTCAGGCATCGTCGCAGGATGCCCGTTAAGCCCCTTCATGTTGCTCACGCTTCTGAGTTGGGAAAGGTTTCATCTCTTCTGCAAAGACTCGACCATCAACATCTATCGTCACAACGACTTTACGACCAAGTTTCAGAGCCTTGCTGATTGCGCTTTGCCTCATTCCCAAAGCTGCAGCAGCTTTGGATTGGCCGACCTGCTCCGCATATTCACGTAAACTGATCTGCATACTTTTTCCTCCTGGAATAAATATAACCGCCCGTTATTTAAATTGCAACACCGGCGGTTATTGATTATTATTCCCGCCGGTGATATTTTTTAAGCATTAGAGGAGAGTCATCATGAAGAAAAAACCGCTCTCAGATGAGCAAGTGCTTGATGCTGAAAGGCTTAGGCGGATTTATAACGAGAAAAAGAAAGATTTGGGTCTTTCGCAAGAAGTGCTTGCTGAACGGTTGGGGATCAGCCAAAGCGCTGTCGCTCAGTTTCTTGCTGGTAAAAATGCTCTAAACATGAAGCGAGCCAGTGAATTCGCAGAGGTGCTTCAGGTGCCCATTGATGCATTCAGCCCGTCATTAGCTGATGAGGCTAAGCAGATTGCAAAGTCCAATGTCGTTTATGCAGGGAATTACGTTCCAGGGAGGAAATATCCAGTGATCAGCAGTGTGCAGGCAGGTTCTTGGTGTGAGGCTGTTGAAGCCTACACCCTTAAAGACGTTGATCAATGGTTAGAGTCAGATGCTCATATTCAAGGCGACGGTTTCTGGCTTCTTGTTGAGGGCGATTCGATGACATCTCCCGCCGGACTAAGCATTCCGGAGGGTACTTATGTACTTTTCGACACTGGCCGAGAACCGATTAACGGAAACTTGGTTGTTGCAAAGCTCACCGACTCCAACGAAGCAACCTTTAAAAAGCTGGTCATCGATAGCGGACATCGCTATTTAAAAGGGCTTAATCCTGCCTGGCCAATGATTCCTATCAATGGAAATTGCCGGATCATCGGCGTAGCTGTTCAGACAAAGATGATGCTGGTTTAGTCCTTGCGCTAACAATCTCAAGAACCCGGCTAGCCGGGTTTTTTTATGCCTAAAGATCGTACGTTAAAAAAATAACTGATTATTTTTCAAAATGATAACCGCTGATTATTATTTTTTATAACCGGCGGTGTTTACAACATTAGAACCGCAAGTTATATTCATTTCATCGGCAAACAATGGAGCCACTGAGATGAACCAATCTATTTCACAAACACCCGTCAACCAGCAATTTGATATTCATTCCAAGCTGAAATCAACGAAATCACATTGGGCGTATGCTCGTGCAGCTCAGCCGCATCAGGATGGATTTAATTATGAATTCAGCACCACTTTTATTGACGGTGTCGAGTTCGCTATTTATGAACGTATAGATAACTATTTTGTACTCGTTGATTTCTTTAACACATACGAACAGGCATGCGAGGATGCAAAGAAAATTATTGATTCGCATCCAGATTTAAAAAACCTAATTTCCTCAAGACAGATTTAGCTTTCGCGAAATTAGTGATGTTTGTTTCAAAATACTTTATCGGAAAACAACGATGCAACACTTAATCAAATTTGAAGATAACCAAAAAACACCTACCGACTTGGTTGGTAATTGTGAATATTCTAACTTTGGCACAAAGGTACAACATTGTGTTATGAATGGCGACTCAATGCATCCAACTATCGCACCTTGCGAGGTTGTGGCTTTCATAGCGTGTGGAGGCCGCGCTATGACACCGGGGATTTATGTTTACTCTCGGGATGTTTTTGGGCGCACTTGCATGTTTATTAAAAGGATAGAGCCACTACCCGGCGGCTCATTAAGGTTTATCTCTGACAACCATTTTTATAAAACTTTCACACTTGGGATCGAAGAACAGAATGATTTGAAAATTCATGGAAAAGTCATGGCTTCTCTAGCTGTAAGGTACTTAGCATGACCTTCATTAAAGATAAAACGGCATATAGAAGTGCATGTTTGTTTGCGGCCTTCGGATACGAAGTCATCGCTCAGATCTACCTCAGAAAAGCATATGGGAGATAAAATGCCCTCTCTAGAGCGTCAGGATATTCAATCTGTCAATAATAGAGCCGAGCAGTTAAATGCTCTTATGCAAACCATCTTTAACCATCACGAAGATTTAGATAAAAATCAACTTCACTCAATTTTGGGTTTGGCGTTCGATCTTTCGTGTGCCATTTATTCTTGGACTGAAGCAGAAGAAAAAATAGTTCTCGAAATTGAAGATGCCCGGCGGGAGCGTAAGTAAATGGAAAATATCATTGTCACTTATCGCCAACGCATTGTTAAAGCTGCTCTACTGCGTCACCTGCGAAAGACGGGAGGTAACGCCATTGTTATCAAGTTACCCAAGGGCGGCATTACTACCATCGAATTAACAGAAAATATTATGGATGGTCTTTTATCACGTTTTGAATTACTCGCCCGCGGCGAGGCTGGAACATCAAAAGGAAATGAAACTGTCAAAGATATTTATTACCGGTCCGTTGATGTAAACGGAAGGGGGGAATATCTGACCGAGACAGGGAAATTATTGGTCGATGAGTTGATAGCGGAAATGGTGGCTTACGCAAAAAATGCGGGAATTGGCAAAGAGGTGCAGAAATGAAGTTAACAGCATTTCGCGTACCAGCATGGGTTCATGCGCGTGCGGGGCATTTACTCAATCAGTATCACCACCAACGAGTGCGGCCGTGCCGCATTCTCAGGACAGGTTATCTCAGCCTGAAGGTTAATCCACGCTGGAGGCTCCTTTCCAGAGATCGGGGCAAAAGCTGGGAAGTAATGACGCACGAAAAGTACAACGGAGCAAAAGACAGACAATGAACGATTCCAAAAAAGAAAATATTAAGCACCTTGTCGCCAAGCTGAAAGATATTAAAGAACGCACCGGGTTTTCAGTGCCGGAATGGATGCTAGACGAAAGCCGATACGATAAAGATGCTCTGACGCCTGAGGAGCAGATGGAATGGGCTGAAACGATAGTCCCTCATGTGCGCACCAGCACTGCCCTTCTTTACCTTATCGAATGCGATAAACGCTGGGGGCTTCGTGAAGGTAAATACCAATTCAAAAACAGTGAGCATGTTTTTGAAATAACGCAGCAGCTGATCGAGAGCGTGCTTATCAAATACGTTGAAGAGGAGCTTATCGCTCACAAACCGCAAGAACGCTATATCGCTGTTTATCAGTTTTATCACTCGAATGATTCGCAAGTCCGTCAGAACGGCCAGTCCTGGTTCAACCAGTTTCTTGACGACATTTTTATCGACCTGGCTGTTCGTCTCCGTGCCGGCGGGGAGTTACCTGTAAAACCGATTGTGCATTAAGGGGGAACTGGAATGGCAATGAAAACTGAATTAGCACCAGTAGCGGCTCGTGACTTGCAGATCATCGAGTATCGCGGTCAGCGCGTTGTGACCACTGAACAGTTGGCGGCCGGATATGGCACTGACGTGAACAATATCACTGTCAACTATCACCGCAACCAGGACCGATTCATTGAGGGTAAACACTACTTTGACGTCCAGGGGGAAGAGCTTCGTGAGATGAAGAACTGGGTATCTTTAAGTAATGCAGTTGGTAAACGAGCCCGCAATCTGCGTCTGTGGACGGAACGCGGCGCCGCAAACCACGCGAAGATGCTCGAAACCGATCAGGCGTGGGACTATCACGAAGACCTGGTTGAATTTTACTTCACCCAGCGTGGCGCCATCGCCTCACCGACAACACCGCTGACACTCAGCCGTAAAGAGCTGGCGCTGATGGTAATCGAGGCTGAGGAGCGGGCAGAAGCTGCGGCGCTTGAGAACAAAACGCTTAACGCAGCGGTAGAGAGTCTGGAAAAACATTTTTCCAAAGGCATGACCATCCCTGCGTTTTGTAAAAGCCTGAACGGTGTCAATGTCAGCAAAATGATGTGGTGGGCTTTCGAACGTGACTGGCTCTATAACGAACAGCGAGATCCCGAGAAAGATCCGCGGTGGCGGGTAGCCAGCTACGCCCGCGATAAATATTTAACTGAAGAACAAACGCAGGTCACGCCACACGGAAAGGACACGTTCACCCGATTTACACCCGTCCTGCTGGAGAAAGGCTGCCATCGTCTTTTCCAACTGTACATGAAAGGAGAGCTGCCGATGAAGAAATCATGGAACGGTGAATATAGGCATGACAAAGCAATTTACACACCGGAGGCGGTGAAATGAATAACATTCAGTTAGAGAACGGCCGCATCAATCTTGAGGGACTTGACGGCATTGGGGATCACCTTAAGGCTCTTGCAATCGTCAACAAAACGCTCGATAGCATTAAAGACTCGCTAAATTCAGCAGAAAATAAAAAAAGTGAATGGTATCGCCGAGCTACCACTGCTCATAAGTCGTGGTTTTGGATGCGTAGCCGTATCTGCGAACGCTTGGCAGTTCTTCGGCAGGAAGAAAAGGAATTTAATCGCATGCGCAGTAAATTTGAAAAAGAGGAGTTGCTCATTCTGCTTAGCCAGCAACATACAAAGTCAGATCTCCGCGCCTTCAGACTGATTGCTGAAGCAAAAGCAGAACAACGTTTGCAGCAAATTTTGAACCAGGCGGTGGAAAATGGTTAATACAGAAATGATTTCAGAAAAAGAAGTAATGGAAAAACTGAAGGTATCATCCAGGATGACTATCTGGACTTATACCCACAAGCTTGGATTCCCTAAGCCAGTAAGAAGCCGGCCTAAGCTTTACTTACTGGCTGAGGTTGAGCAGTGGATACTGAATGGCGGCGTTAACCAGAAATCAACTTGATTTGTTCGAATATCCTCTCAGCATAGAGTTCATAAGCTGCCTTCTGCTCTGGTAACCAGTCGTGCTTGTTGTATATGGCAAGCACGCCACCTAAATCGTGACCAAGCATCTTCTCAATCACATGCGGTGCTACCCCCTCTTCAGATAATCTTGTCGCCAGCGTTCTCCGAAAGTCATGTGCTGTGAAATTCCCAATATTGAGCTGATCTCGCAATAAACGAATAAATCGCGTTGTAGAGCCGATCGAGAGAGGTGCGTCTCGGTCGTAGGCTCCCGGAAACAAAATGTCTTTTCCACCCGCGGTAGCCTCTTGCAGCAAAGGTAAAACTTGCTTAAATATTGGGCGGCGGATTATTTTATCGGTCTTACTTTTCTCAGCTGGCAAAGTCCATATGTTCTCGACAAAATCAAACTCATGACTTAATGCCTCCCTCATTTCGCTATTACGCGCACCATAGAGGATAAGAGCTTTCACCAGCCTCTTTGTCGAAGATGTCGCAGTAGTTTTATCGGTCTCCAGCCAAATTTGGGCAAGCTGCCTGTAGGTTAAAACCGTTTCACCTACACTTGCTTTTTTTCCAAACTCACGAGGACTAAGCTTCAATAAAGACGAATTTTCTATGTATTGACGGCGGCTACACCAGTCAATTGCACCCCTGAGATGAACGAGAAGTTTCCTTGCCTTTTTAGGGTTAGCGTGCTCATGTTCAGTAAAGAATTCTACCCATGTACTGACATGGATATCTTCTATAGGAATGCCCTCGAATACCCCTTCCATCTCGTCCAGCACAAGGCGCTTGTAAACATTTTGAGTGCTTTCTCTAAGGGCAATAAGCACGTAATTTTCCCACCAGTAACGGAGGCAATCATGTAGCGTCGGCCGGGACCTAATCTGCACTTTGAATACTTTCGGATCTTTACCCGCCTCAAGAACACCTTTGTACTCTCCGACTTTTAAGCGTGCATCCCGCAATGATATCTCTGGGTAGCGACCTATTCCGAGCCTATGTTGTTTACCATTGAACCTATAGCGAAATTGAAAACTGATTACTCCTTTTGGAGTGATGCGTATGCCTAATCCGTCTGCATCCGTGATTTCTGGCGGTCCGTCATAAGGCTTCCCATGCAGCCCTCTTAATTTTGTGTCGCTGATTGCCATTTTGTACTCACTCACAAATCTAGGTACTCATATTGTACTTGATGATACTTGGACAGTTGAATACCGGCGAGTACAAAAAACTACATGACTATACACAATGATGTTTTAAAATCTTTATTTTCAAATGGATAAGTACATCAAAATACCTAGATGTAAATTCTAATACTGATAAATACATTGCATTCATAACCGGCAAAACTTCGCGCAAATTAGTGTCATGTAACTGAATTTTAAGAATTAAATAACTTTAATACTCATTAAGGTGTACTCATTTATGTACTAAATAAACTAGACCTTAAATTCATTTGGCCCGTACAATCGGCACATCAGCCAGCCGTGTCGTATAACACGGCGACAGCATTTCCCGCTTCATCTGCCACGCCTGCTGGATACCCTGCCCCGCAAAATAGAGCGTTCCCCTGCCCTGCTGGTTGAGTCTGTCCATCAGTGACATCAGCGCCTCGCTGTTCGCGCGCGGCGCGTTCTCGTCAAACAGGTTCAGCTGCGCCACGCCCTGGCTGAAAAAGTCACCCAGCATAACGCCCGCCTTCTGGTACCGGTGGCCGTCGCGCCAGACCGCATCAAGGCAGCCCGTCGCCGCGGCGATAATGTCGCGCGTGTCCTGTGTGGGCGTCAGGAGCTTAGTCCCGGCGTGGTTGCCGTAATACGGTTCAGCAGAGAACGGCGACGTTTTCACGAACACCGAAATGTACCGGCAGAACTGATGCTCGCCGCGGAGCTTTTCCGCCGCGCGCGCTGCATAGCTGCAGATAGCCTGGCGCATCGCTTCATAGTCAGTGATTCGCTCCCCGAATGACCGGCTGCAGACGATTTCCTGTTTTGCCGGGGCAAACTCCTCGATCTCCAGACAGGGCTCGCCGCGCAGCTCGCGCACGGTGCGCTCCAGCACGACGTTAAAGTGTTTGCGGATAAAGCGGATGTCGGTATCACAGAGCTGCAGTGCATTTTTAATACTCATTGCCTCCAGCTTTCTGGCAATACGCCGGCCGACGCCCCAGACTTCCTCCACCGGCATCAGCGCCATCAGCCGCCGCTGGCGCGCCTGGTTCGACAGGTCCACCACCCCGCCCGTCTGCGGCCACTCTTTGGCCGCGCGATTGGCGAGTTTAGCCAGCGTCTTCGTCTGGGCGATACCGATACCACAATGAATCCGCGTGTTGCGCCGCACCGTCTCGCGTATCTCCCGCCCAAAATCAGCCAGGTCGCGACAGTTTCGTACACCCGTCAGGTCACAGAATGCTTCATCGATACTGTATACCTCGACACGTGGGCACATTTCCTCAAGCGTGGTCATCACCCGCTGGCTCATGTCGCCATAGAGTTCATAGTTGCTGGAGAAGGCAATGATCCGCTGCGGAAACTGCATCTCGCGCAGCTGGAACCAGGGCATGCCCATTTTTATGCCAAGCGCTTTGGCTTCGCGGCTGCGTGCTATCACACAGCCATCATTATTCGAGAGCGCCACAATGGGCTTACCGGCCAGATCCGGACGGAATGCCGTCTCGCAACTCGTGTAAAACGAGTTCATATCAACCAGCGCGAACATTGCGGTGCAGGGTATTTATCACGCAAATGACAACGCCGACGATTTCGAGGTCGTCGGCGTCATAAACAGCTATAGGCGGGTAAGCCGGGTTCTCGGCGCGCAGCTGCGCCACCGGGTACGTCACCAGCCTTTTCACGGTGAACTCCCCGCCAATATTGGCGACCACGATGTCGTTATGCTTCGCGTGCAGACTGAAGTCCACCAGCAAAAGCGAGCCGTCAAGGATGCCAGCGTCACGCATCGAATCGCCGGCAACCCGCAGGACATAGGTGGATGATGGATGTGCAATAAGGTGGGAAACGAGGTCAATGCCGCTGTCGATATAATCGGCAGCAGGACTCGGAAAGCCTGCTGAAATCAGGTCTGCATAGAATGGAATGTTGACTGGCGTAACCGGCCAGACGAGGGGGTGTATTTTCATTATGTACCTCCCGGTAAAATTACTGTGTATTTATACAGTAGTTTCAGGAGGTAACGAAATCAAGACGCAGCGGCCTATTAATCGTAACGGCAGGTAATGTTTTTTATAAGCAGAGCAGCCCATACAGGCCACTATGCCTTATCATTTTCCACTGACCGATTCGCTTTCAGCACCTTCTTTGATGGCGCTTCCCGCAGCAATGAGGCTGGAAACTGAAGCCTGCAGCCGGGCCTGTTCAATTTCAAGCGCAGCAATACGCGCCTTGTTGTCCTCATCACGCTGGCGCAGCGCTTTTATTGCAGCCAGAGCGTCAAGTAACATCGGCGTCTGGTCAAGTACCATGTTTTCGCCAACATCCTTCACGTATTCCTTGTCAATCTGCATAATCTGCTGTGCGATAACGCCACGGCGCGCCGACCGTTCAGGCTTATCCCACTTATAGCGGAACAGCTTAAACTCCATGCGATTGATATTGTCCAGGCCAGCTTCGACATTAAAACTCCCTTTAACATCTTTCAGGCGCTCATCTGAAACAGCGGCCATCGTGAACTCGCGCCACGGCTGCCATACACCGCCGCCATCACCGTTCTGCGAGCGCGCAAAGTAACGAGATGCAGAAGCGTAATTACCAGTGAACTGTAAAGCATACGAATGGAAGTTAGCCGCAGAAAATGTAAGGCAGGTTCCCGTAGAGCCTGGGTTGCCGGTTGCGTTTGCATAACCGAAACCAACGGTATTGGTGCGCATATCGCCCCAATCATTAACCGTTGCGTTAGCTTGCCCGGCAGCGTTAGCCGTGTCGCCGTTGTTGGTCAGAAACTCATTCCACCCGTTAATACCGCCACGATCGAATCTTTGTTCAGCTGCAAGATATTTCCTGAAATAAGCG